AATCATCCGAAGCATTACACACAAGGTAAGATTGAAGTAATAGATTTTATCTTAGACCAAAACATGAACTACCTACAGGGAAACACAGTTAAGTATCTCTGTAGGTACAAAGATAAGAATGGATTGGAAGATTTAAAAAAGGCACAATGGTTTCTAAACAAACTCATCGAGAAAGAAAGTGAAGCATAGGTCAGACTTTGCAAAAGACCTAATCACAGGTCAGCTCGGAGAACAAGATTATAGTAAAGAAGTCATAGACTGTATGTCAGGTGACATCGAAATTAAATCAGAGCAAGACACATGGAAGGAGACAGGAAACATGTTTGTGGAGTTTCAATCACGAGGTAGAGATAGTGGGATTGCAACAACACAAGCTGACCATTGGGTCGTATCGTTTTATCTTAAAAACAAACTCTGCTTTACATTATCGATACCAACAATCACAATGAAAAAGATTGCTAGGAAATATTATAATTTAGGCAGGATAACAAATGGTGGTGACAACGATACATCAAAAGGTGTTCTTGTACCTATCAGTTCGGTTTTATATTTCAACTACGATAAGGAGCAAACATGAAAGATAAAATACTAGAAATGTATGATGATAATAAAGACCTTTTAAAGTCTGTGGCATTTATCTCAATAATAGCAATATTTTGGGATATTGTGCTATAATCATATAAATTTCTCCGATACGAGGAGCTAGAACACCCCATTTTAGCTCCTTTTTCGTTTCTAGGTACTATCATACCCCCCTAAATTTACAAAAGATTATAAAGCTTCTGTGCAGGAGAATGACAATCCATAAAGAGATGTCCTGTTTGCATCCCATCCTAATTCATTGCTGTCCATTCTCATGACAGCTTTAGTGTTTGAATAGGTGACAACATCATCATCTGTCAAGGCAGTTTTGAGTGGTGGCTCAATCTGTAAGGTCGCATTTCCTGAACTGTCTGATGTGATGTCAGCTACAATCATGTGAAGTTTAGATGATGCACCTGAACCGAACTGTACATAGTCTCCTTTTTTAAATTCTGTAGAACTTGCAGTACATCCATCGACAATAACATCAAATGCACCTATAGCATGGTCTCCATTGACTGATATAACTGTAGTAGCAGAACCTTGTATGGTTTTACCATCAGGGTCTCCAAGTAAAAATGTACCGAACCTGCCATTGAGTTGCATGTAAAAAGATTGCCATGCACCTGCATCGGCTCTGCTCATAGGTGGTAAAGTAACAGTTGTTTGCCAAACTGCACCTGTGTATTTAGCGACTTGTTGTGAATAAGTAAATGGTGATTGTGTATATCCTACTGTTCTGACTATTGTCCAATTACTTGTCACAAAGTTTGAAGGAGATGTTGGTAATGATAAAGGATATGTTGCTTCTGCCATTGTTAAGCTCCGAATGTTCTAGCAAATGCACCACCACGACTTCTTGTCTCTGCTACTGCATTTATTGTTTCTTGTTTTATGGTAGGCAGTAGGTTGAGTACCTCAGCACGAACAGTCGGCACAATGCCTGTTGAGAATGATATATTCTGATTTACAGTAACACCACCACCCATCTGATTGTTTGGTATTATGTTACCTGCTGTTCTTGGTACGAATACTTCTGCACCTCTTTCACCGACAAGGTATGGTTTGTTTGGTGGTGTGTATCCACCATTTTGAAATCCTAACATGCCTGTTATAGCTCCACCTATCACTCCACCCAAATCAAAACCAATCCCACCTTTTTGTTTTTCTTGATATGCATTAAGCTTTTTAGTAAGTCCTTCTATCAATGGTGTGATAATTAAAATTTGTGCAATGGTGGCAATGATTTGTGATACGACATCTTGAAATATTTTTTTCATTGCATCACCAAAGTCTTGACCTTTAGCTATAGAATCTCCGAAAGCAGTTGCTATCTGTTCACCTGCATCTTCAAATGTTTTTGATACTTCATCTGTAATCTCTTTTAGCTGTCCTTGTGTAACAAGTGTAATCCTAATTGCTTCATCTACTTTTTTTATGCTAGAAAATACTGCTTGTTGTATATTATTGTAGTCTCTCGCATTTTTGATTGCTTCAAAAAATTCTTTACTGTTGACTTCTAAAGCATCATTTTGTTTTTCAAGTGCTCTGTTAGTTTTCTTTTGTTGTTCTTCAACTCTTTTTTCTGCTTGTTGGTACTCGTTAACAAATGCAAGTAAAGCTAACAACCCTGCAAATCTTGGGTCGGTTAAAACTTTGTAGAGTACAGATGTAAGTAAAAAAGCACCCAATGCTTGAACAGCTACTTTGATTGTTTCAAAGTTTTCGACAACTGCTATTGAAAGGTTTGCTAAAGATTTTCCGACTTCTGTACCGAACTCTACAATTTCTTCTTGGCTATCCTCTAGTGCCTTGTTTAGGTCACCTAATTGATTACGAAGTTCTGTTACAAACTCATCTGCGACAGCTTTCCTAAATTGAAATAATTTATCTTCCAACATAGAAAGTGTACCTGTGAGAGTATTAGCTAAATCATCTGTGACATTACCGAACTCACCACCTTTACCAAATACCTCTTTGAACCTTTTGACTGTTTCATTGACAGATACTTCTGCACCTGCTTGGAAACCAAGCATGTTACGAACACCTCTTTCTCGAAATACATCAGCAGATGCTATACCACCTGAGAATGACCTTTGAATTTGTTCAGCAGTTTGTGTGAAAGATAATCCTGTTGCACCTGCAACATTACCTGTAATTTCTAAAATCTCTGCTAATTCGTTTGCATCTTTTGCAACGACTGCAAGATTACCTGATGCTTGTTGTATGTCTGATAAAGTAAATGGAACTCGTGATGCAAATTTTACCATCACATCGAATGCTCTTGCACCTTCTTCTGCTGTACCGAATAAAGCTTTAAGTCTTACTTGTAAATCTTCTATCTGTCTGCCGACATCTATAACTTTCTTGATTTGTATTGCACCAAATGCACCTGCAATAAGACCACCAAACTTAATAACTCTGCCACCGACATTATCTAATGTAGTGCCAAACTTCTGCATTGAGTTTGACATTTGACTTGATGATTTTTTGACTTGATTATTTGCTTTATCGAGACCTCGTTTCAGGTCACTTAAATCAGCTTCAATTTTGACTAATAACTTATCTAATTCCATGTCTAATAATCAGGATACCTTTCCATTAATTTATCTAAATCAGATTTATCCATAGGGTCTGATTTGTTACCATTATATTCTTTGAAGCCATTAATAGCTAGAGTGATTTCTTTGATTGACATATCCCATACCTGATTAGGTGGTAGATTCATCATGCCTGTGAGTATCTCAAACCACCTATCTACAGGTAGCTCGTAATCATCATCTAAGGATTGCTTTTTTTTTCTGTATCGTTAGGGTCTACATTCAATGCTAGGGAAAGCAACTCACCTGTCATCTTTATTGCTTCAACTAGTCCGATTCCTGTCTCGGGTGATACTAGCATTTTGACATCACTCTCGTTTATGTCGTTACCACCTGCTCTGATTGATAATGTAAGTATGGTGATAATCTCTAGCAATGTCATATCTGCTGTTGTGAGCTTATTACCGACTTTGAGAATAGAACATCCAAGTGCTTCTTCTATCCTCATAATAGTATCCAAAGGCATACGAGCTTTGTATTCCTTGTCTTTAAACTTTAGAGTTTTTTCTGCTCTTATCGGATTTGTACTCATTTGATTGCTCCTTTGTTAATTTCATAGAAATGATTTCATCTCTACCACCAACATTAGTGGCAGTAGAGATTGCCCATTTATCATTGTCTATAACGACAACACCTAAATCATCCCAACCATCGTAGTATGGCAGTTCAACTTCAGCATAATTAGAATTAAGATTGACTTTGGCATCAATCTTCTTTTTATCAAGTGTTATCTCTTTATCTACCCACATTATACTGTAGCTATAGTGATTGAACCTGCTGATTCAAATGTCATTGAATACTGAACTGAATCATTGTATGTACCACTATACTCCAATGCAGTGACCTGAAATGCACCTGTGAAGGTGTTGTAATCAGGTACTAATAGTTGGTAGTTAGTAAATGATGCTTGGTCAAAGTTTGTAAGTATTGTTTGTTCTGAAGCTGAATCTGTGAAGATACCACTTCCTGAAACTGTGAAAGATTTTATACCACCTTGTGCAAGTAATGTTCTTACTCTAGATGAATCTTTATTTGTCACATCAACCATTTCTTGATTGATGCTTATGCTTGTATCTCTTAGACCTGCAACAGTAGTGAATACTTCAGGAGAAGCACCATCACCTGCTTTGATTAAGAGGGAAGCTCCCTTTTGTACTGCCATATTTAATTACCTCTAATTATCGTAAACTGTAAAATTAATATTTATTATACCATGTCTTGTGATTCCATCAGCTTCTACAAGTGTTGTCGCACTATTGACATAACTCATTACTGAATCTGCACCTGACACAGATATTGTAGTGTTATTTACTAGGTTATACAACCTTTCCATAATCTCTTTGATTTCTTTTTGACCTCTGTACTGTGACCATACATCGATGTCTACATTGTATAATTTACCATCTAAACTCTTAGTACCGATATCTGTTGCTATCTCTGTACCAATAAGTACATAAGGATATGCAGTATCCTGTGGAGCTACAGTGTCGAATATCTTGTTGTTACCAACCAAGCTGTCCAATGTACTATCCCCTGATAAAAGAGAGAATATAGCTGATTGTAGGTCAAAAGAATGATATCCCATTATCCCACCATAATTGTTTTTGCTATTTTATTTGCAAATATTCTAGTCTTGTTGAATGCTTTTGATTCTTTGCTCATGAATGGTCTGTTGTATACCATTTCTAAATATTGAGAATACTCTACATTGGTAGAGACTTTTGCTGTCGGTGTCTTGCCGAATGCAGTTGCAGGTCTGACTGTAATACTGCTTACTAATCTTCCTGTATCTATTGCAGGTGGATTGCCCTCTGATGATGCTATGTGTGTCTTGTTACCTCTTTTATATTCATTACCTGTTTTAGGTGTATTTCTCATGTCTTTTGTAATCTCATTCCTAAAGTAGTTTGCAACTCTATTTACATGCCTTACAGCATTTCTTGTAATCAACTGTTCAGCTTCTTTGGTTGCTTTGGGAATTGTGTTACTTATCTTAACACTAATCATGTTGCTACACCCTCAGTTGCAAGTATTTCTTGGAATTTTCTCCTGCCTTCATCAATATCTTTGATGTGTGTGATGTTATAAGTTTTAGAGTTGTAAGATATTCTATTCTTTTCTGTGACTGATGAATTATATCTTATAGTGAATCTATAACTTGCTGTACCTCTGAGTTGGTCTCCAAAGATGCCCTCACCACCACTTAGATTCTCAGCTTTTGCTGATACTGTTGCTAGTGTCGAGAAAGATGATGACTGACCACCACCTGCATCTTGTGAACCCCCTAGTGTCTGTATCGTAATCCTATTCCTCATTTCTCCAATCAAAGACATTAGACCATACCACCATAGTGAGCTGTACCTCTGTAAGGATGTGTACTGAACTGTCTTATTACATAAGGTTGTAACAGTTGTGTAGCTTGGTAAGGTGCTGAGTTTCTATCTGTGCCATCACCTCTGTGTTCAAATAACCATGCTGTGTAAATCAGACATGCATGTTTGATATCTTGTGGTACATCATTTACACCACCATATCCTGCTACATAAGTAATCTCTAATGCATTAGCCACTCGTAAACCTGTTGGATAACTCTCACCATTTCTTAAAACAAATTTAGCAGGTACACTTGCTGAATCTAAATAATAACTGCTTGATGCAAATGTGCTTTCTGTATCTTCATCATTGTAGTATTTTACATTCGATATTGATGCAACAGGAGACTGTGGCAATATGATACTTCTTCGTGTGATGTCTTGGTCTATACCAACATAACTACCTTCTTTGATAGGTATGTCTGCATCATAAATAGAATCGATAGACATTTTAAGTGTTTGTGTTGTCAAACTTCTACCTGTGTATCTTTTTGCCCAATTATGAGATGCAATAACAAGATTACCTATGACTGTATCATCATCACTACCATCTACTCTTAGCCAATTCTTAACCTCTGTGCTTGTGATTGCATGAGCTGTTTCTGCTGTTACTACTGATAATCCTGCCATTGTGTCCTCAACTAAATAATTTCTTTACTATGATATATGATACTATGATTACGAACAATAACTCAATTATTGATAGCTCAGGTCTTACCCACTTTGTTCTCACTTTCGTAGGGTAGAAAATAATATAAATTGCTACTAATAAAGCAACAATCAATGCTAAGTCAGTCATCTCATCAATGGATTGCTGTTTTTAGCTTTCATCTCCTCTATCTTTGTTTTAAGTACAGCGACCTCACTTTTCAATGTAGTTACATCTTGCTCGATGATTGTTGTATCAGGAGCAGACTTACTTTCGAGTGCTGAAAGTCTATTAAGCACTTCACCCACTTGAACAAATAAAGCTCCGAATGTGAAAACTACACCAACTATGCCACTTATTATCTTGATATCCAATCTTGTCTATCCTCGTATGTTCTATCGTTATATATATTCCTAACATCAACATATGTCTGATTTATGTATGTGTCAATGTTCCTGTCCATTATAACAGGTTGCTTGAATATCTCAGCATTGACTTGTGAGTATGCATCTATCTTACTATTGTTTTGTGACATTACCTTAGCCACAATCAAAGATACAGCTTTGAGCTGTCCTTCTGTAGTTTTAATTTTTTCTTGTACTTTTGCTGTGATATCTGCAACATCTACTGTTAGTTCGGTTTCAACACTCCTGTCGTTGTCCTGTGTTTCGGTTTCTTCTGCGACAGCAGTTTCGTTGCTTTCATCCACTTCTGTATCTCTTTCTGTTTCTTCG